GTGGGCGATGTCGCCCTCCGACCACGTGACCAGTTCCGGCCACCACTTGGGCGGCGTGCGCATGATCTTCTGCAACTCGTCCAGCGCACCTTGGGCGTCCGCCTCGGGTACGACGTACACCAGCTCGTCGTGGACCATCAGCACCGGCTCGAAGCGAGTAGCCCGCCAGAAGTCGATGGCGTTACCGGCGATGACATCTCGGGCAAGGGCTTGAACGCAGTTGTGGACGACCATAGGACCGTCTAGACCTTTTACAACGAACCTGTGGCGGGGGCCACAGTTCAGGATGTCGTAGACCGGTTTCCGGGCGAGGGTTGGCGAGTTAGCTCCTCCAGAGACCAACCCGATCTCATGCGGTTGTAGAGCGTGCTGCGACTGATCCCAGTAGCCTCGCTCAACGCTGGGATGTCCACCGACCGAACGGACGCCCGCTTGTTCATGGTGTTGGTTCGACGATCCACCCACCGGCAATTCTCCGGTGAATACGGGCCGTTGTTGTCGATCCGGTCCAGGTCCAGCCCACGCCGGTACGTAGGCCCCATGTCCGACCAAAAGCTGCCGANNGCCCGCCGTAATTTTTGTACGCCTTGTGCGACGGCAGTCTGCACCGATCCAGCATAGAGCGCCAGACGGCGAAGGCGGGGTGTTTGCTCATCCCGTGCTTGGTGTTCGCCTTGGACACCAGTTGCCGGGTCAGGCACCCGCAGTTTGGCGTGCCGCCGCGCCTGATCTCCTTTGTCACGTCCGACCCCAGTTTTACAACCTGCTGTCCGCACTGGCACAGGTAGCGCCACTTCCACGACTTGCCCGTGGACGCTTCCGGGTGCAAAGCGGTCAACGCCCCGAAGGTCTGGCCTGTAAGGTCTTTGAACCTGTGATGCCTCTTTCCACCCGTCATCAGTTAGCACCTCATGGTCTGGGGTCATGTAAACACCGTCGAGTGTAATGCAGGGCTGCACAGATTTGAATACTACACCTGCGTGGTTTACAAACTCGATACCGTCATGAACGCGGTCGTCTAGGCTTACCAGCTCAATGGACTTCCACCCGCTGTCGGTGAGGACCAGCGTCCCTTCAGCCAAGCAGTTTTCTGTGATCTTCCCGGCGTAGATGCGAGCCTTGTGTCGGCCTTCGCCGTACCACCACTCCTTCTTGCCGTTAGTGTCTACCTCGTGTCGAAGTGCCGGGTAGTGGATGCGCCGCCCGGACGGTAGGCGCACC